TGTTGCTCCAGCACTTAATATGTATGAAGGACAACTAAAAGCAGTTTCATTCTTGCCAATGGGAAACACAGTTTATCCGCAACAGCCATATTCAGAAATCACAGAAGATGAGTATGACTACTACATTGGAAGATTAGCAAAAATTGATTTCTCTGCTATCTATGATGGAGTAGAAAACTTGGAAGCACTTGGCGAAAGTTACTGTACTACAGATTACTGTGAGATTAAGATTAAGTAATTATCACTAAAAAGATACCCTGTCATTAATTTGGCAGGGTATTTTCTTATGTGATAGAATAGTAGATATGCCTACTTCATCCAATCTTTATGCAGAAAAACTTCTAAGCGAGCATCCACTTGCTGTATGGTCATTGGATGACAATTCAGACTATGTATCTTTAATTTCAGAACCATTTAGAGATATTTCTGCATGGACAATTTCTAATGGAACAAAGTCATCAGTATCAAGTACAACATCTCCATTTTTAAATAGTTATACTACACAAATAAATGGTGCTAGTAGTGCTGGGACTACTACATTAACTTCTGCAACAACCTTTAGTTCTGATGCCGAAGGATTTACTGTAGGGTTTTATATTAAAACTTCAACAAACATTACTGTTGAGGTTGGCTATACAGGAAATACACAAACTAAAACTATTTATGGAATACTTTATCCTGCAGAAACTTGGATTCCAGTATCGTTCACATTTTCAGCACAGGCTACAAACAAAAATTTATTAATTAAAATTACATATGCATCTGGCAATGAAATATATTTTATAAATGGGCTAACTATTGGAAAAAATTCAGAACCTTTTAATGGAGAATCTTTAGGTCAGTCTTTAATTACATTGCCAACATCAATAGCAACTACACAAACAAAAGGTATAGAGGCTAAGTCTTTTGGAAGTCAAGAGTACAGTGCCTATTATATTGGTAATGGAAATGACATATATTCTAAAAATTTCGGAATGCCGTTGTCTTATGGTTCTGGAAATTCCGCAATAATTTATCCACATTCTACTGCAGGACAGCCATCTTTTATTTTTCCAGGATTTGGATTTTTAAATAATAATGGTAAATATAAAGAACTTACTTTGGAAATGCTAATAAGGATTAATGCAAATAATAATACTCCAAAAAGAATAATTGGTCCATTGGCTTCCGATGATGGTGTGTATGTCACTAAAGAATTTATTACTTTAAAGATTGGTGACAATGCACAATCATTTTATTTGTCTGAACTTTACAGACCAATGCTTTTGCAGGTAAAACTTGCAGAAAATTATGCGGTATTAAGTATTGATGGAGACGATTTAATATCTTTACCAATACAAAGTTCTACTTTATCATTACCAGAAAAATTAGACAATTCATCAAAAGACCAGGATTGGCTTGGTCTTTTTACATATTCCGACATTAAATTTATAGAGGTAGACTCTGTTGCAATTTATCCATATAGGGCTTCTAATATTTTAGCAAAAACAAGATTAGGATTTGCACAAGCATTAGAAATACCTAACAACATAAATTCAAAATATGGTGGCTCAACCATCCTCGCTGACTATGGATTTGCAAATTATGTAAACAACTACAACTATCCAAGTTTTCAGGCAAAATGGAATCAAGCATCAATAATTGATAATTTTGACATAATTAATACTCAAACATTATCTACTAAAAAATACGCTAGTGCTGAATTAAAAACACTACTTTATAATTCAAACATTTTTTTGAAAGATTTGTATGCAACCAATATTGCTTCTGGTGAGCCAGATACTTTTATTAATTTAAAACCAACTACAGTAGTTGGTGGTTCTGGCAGGTCTTGGTCAACAAATCAAGGATACTTGTATGCTAATTCATTTATTAGAAGTGAACATTTATCAAATTGTATATATGGTGTATTTAAATCTTTAGAAAGTTCTGGAACAGAACAAATTCTTTTTAAAATTTTAAATGAATCAACTGGAGATTACTTAAAAGCATCTATTACAAATACAACAGTTTCTTATATTTTTAATTATCAAAATACTTTAACTACTTTGGCAACAAAGTCAATTACACAAAATGTTATGTTTGCAGTTGGTTTTGATATCCAATCACTTAAATCAACAAATCAAAATATAACACTATTTTTTAATAACACAAATAGTTTAAATATATATATTGGTGGAGATAGCACAACAGGAAACACATTTAGTGGAAACATATATAAAGTTGGATTATGTTCTTCTAGAAATTTTAAAGATATTTCTAATTTATTTACTTCTGGAATATTAATAACATCATCTCCATGTTCTCAATTGTTAGCAAAAACTGCAAGTTATACAGTAGTTGGAGTTAATTTATATAATAGAATATTTTTAGATATTTCTACAAATGCCTATTGGCAAGATTATGTACCTTTATCAAAATTAACACAAACTGTAAAAGATTCTAGTGGCAATCTAACATATGAAGATTTAAGTTTTATTCAACTCAATGTTGATTATCCAGAAACAAGGTCATACTCATCAAACAATTTTGATACATCAAGTTCAAAATTAAAAACATATATCACATTTCAAAAATTAACTAATAATGCTACAGGCTTAAAAGATTTGTCAGAATTTGGAACAACAGTCTTGGCAAATGCAAATAGAATAATTACAGCATCTAACTATGACACTGAAAAATATGAATTTGTAAATGGAATGATTGCATATCCGCCAAGACCAGAAACCAGTGGAATATCTTGGGAAAATTGGGTTGTTGTAGTTCACATGGAATTAAATGCTAGTTCAATTAATATAAATCCATACGATATTAGATATTTACAAATTGCAGCAAAAACACAAGATAAACTTGAAAAAAATTCATTTGGAACAAGATATTCAGTAAACATGTATCCATATAGCAATACCTCTGGATATGAGTCTACAAGTTATCAAAATCCATATTTGCTATATAAACAAAGTTCTCCATATCTATATTTAACTAAACATTCTGGAGTAAGAATGTGCGGTAGCAGTCCTACTGGATATAATGGCTATCAGGGAGTATATTTTGAAATGGGCAATGCATCACTACCAATAAAAATAAATTCTATCCAAATGTCAGTCTTGGCTGATATAAAACAATTTACTGCTGCAGATAGCAAAATAATTTTTCAGATAGAAAGTAATTCAGAAAAAATTAATTTTTATGTAAAATCTTTTAATGCCGATAATACAAAAGGAATCATATATACAGACTCTACAAATGTTGCAAGGTATTATTTAAATGGTAAGGTTGTAGCAAATCCAGTAATTCAATTAGATGAGTGGAATGTTCTTGGAGTTTCTTTTCTTAACCCAATAGATGTATCATACTCTCTTGGAAAGTTAAAAATAACATCAGATATTTTATTAGATAATATATCGTATTATGGACTAAATCTTGTCGAAACAAATCAAAAATCTTTAGAAAATTTATGGTCTGATATTGACAATAGTTATTGGAATGCTTTATCAACCTGGACTTATTCCACGGTATTTAATTACTATAAAACATATCAAAATGACCTTAAAGATATATATGAGATATATACAGGAACAAATAAAATAATTGCCGATACATATCAGGCAATAGGCGGCAAAAAATTAATGTTTAATGGCTATGAATACATTGGTTATATGGATATACAAAGAAACACAATTGTACTTGACATTGCATAATATGGTATAATAGTGGTTATGAATATAGATGTTAATAAAGATATTGGTCAAGTCATGCCCAACCAAATTGGTAAAACAAAAATCTCTATTATAGAAGAGCCTTTTTCAAATTATGGAATTTATGTTTGGCAGTTGCGTTCTGGCAAAATGTTTACAGATGGCGAAGGAAATGCCCTATGCATTGATTCTATGAAAGGCGATGAATCAAGAATTGCAATGCTTAGAAACGAGGCTGCTTGGTTAGGAAAGCCAGATGGTCAGGCTGTATTTTTCCCTAACGTTAGAAAAGTTTCGGACGAAGAGTATAGTGAGCAGATTGACAGAATGTCTAAGGGACACATTCCCTCTGAAACAGACCTTGGTGCTATAATTGATGCAAAGAAAACTTTTAACCTTTATGGAAGTGATGACTAGTGGGGTATTATGAATATGCTAATACTCCTGCTCGCTTAGACGAAGCACAAGTAATTAAAAATGAATTTGCAGACCATGACCCATTCATTAAATCATGGGATGAAATTAAATCTTTTAACGGCATGAACACAAATTTTAAACGTAGAAGTTCTAGAATGGCTAAGGCTCTTGGCGATGATGCATATTTACAATCTGCTGGTGCAATTCAAAGTGGTATTAATGGAGCAAGTTCAAATGCCATTAATCCTGGTGTAGTTTTTCGCAACGCTTATGGACTTTTTGATGTAATTACTCCACCATACAATCCATATGAACTTGCAACTTATTATGATACTTCTTTTGCTAATCATGCCGCCATCGATGCCAAAGTAGAAAATACCGTAGGACTTGGTTATGACTTCATTGTTTCTGATAAAACAAATCTTAAATTGGAGGCTGCAACAGCAGAGCAAATGGCTCGTGCTAGAAAACGTATTGAAAGACTTAAAATTCAAGTAAAAGATTGGCTAGAAAGCCTAAATCAAGATGAATCATTTTCATCCGTTCTTGAAAAAGTATTTACAGATGTTCACACTATGGGTAATGGATATATTGAAGTTGGCAGAACAGTTACAGGAGAGATTGGATATATTGGTCATATTCCTGCAGCGACAATGCGTGTGCGTAGACTTCGTGACGGATATGTTCAAATTATTGCAAATATGGTTGTTTATTTTCGTAATTTTGGTGCAAAGAATACTAACTATATTACAGATGACCCACGTCCAAATGAGATTATTCACATTAAAGAATACTCACCATTAAATACTTTTTATGGTGTTCCAGATGTAATTGCTGCTCTACCAGCACTCATTGGAGATGCTCTAGCCACACAATACAATATAGATTATTTTAACAATAAGGCTGTTCCTCGTTATATTGTTACACTTAAAGGTGCACAACTTACACAAGAAGCAGAAGATAAATTATTCCGTTTCTTGCAAACTGGTTTAAAAGGTCAGTCACATCGAACCCTTTATATTCCACTGCCAGGAGATACTGAAAGTAATAAAGTTGAATTTAAGATGGAGCCAATTGAGGCTGGTGTACAAGAAGGCTCATTTACAAGATACCGTGAACAAAACCGTGATGATATTTTGGTTGCTCATCAAGTACCACTATCTAAATTGGGCGGTAGCAGTTCCTCATCAATTGCTGACTCACTTGCACAGGATAGAACATTTAAAGAGCAGGTAGCAAGACCTGCACAGCGTAACCTCGAAAAGATTTTAAATAAAATTATTCGTGAAAAGACAGACATTCTAGAATTTAAGTTTAATGAACTTACTCTTACTGATGAATTGGCTCAGTCACAAATTCTTACTAATTATGTTAAGAATCAAATCATGGTTCCTAATGAGGCTCGTGAACTCCTTAATCTTCCAGAACGTGAAGAAAGTGATTCTATGGTTCAGCCTACTGCTCGTCAAGCAGCAGATGCTACTGCAAATAATGCAGGTAATAGAAGTCGTGATGCTCAACGCCAACAGGCTCAAGCAGATAATACTGCAACCACTGCTGGAAGAAATCCCAAAGGCGAGGGGAGACGCTCCTCTTAAAAAAGTGGTATAATAACATTTGTATAACACTTTCACAAAAAGGGGCTATAATTAATACTATGAGTATTGAAAAAGCACATTTTGACATTGACGGAAATAATGTCCGCATCTCTATGCCTCTCACAAAAATAGATGTAGAACGTAGAATCGTATCTGGATTTGCTACGCTTGATAACCTTGACAAGCAAAATGACATCGTTACCCCAGAAGCATCTCTATCAGCCTTTTCAAAGTTCCGTGGTAACATTCGTGAAATGCACCAGCCAAAAGCAATTGGTAAAATGGTAGCATTTAAAGAAGACAAGTATTTTGACCCAGAGACAAAGAAGTTTTATCAGGGTATTTATGTATCAGCATATGTTTCAAAGGGTGCTCAAGATGCATGGGAAAAGGTTATTGATGGAACATATACTGGTTTTTCAATTGGTGGCAAGATGAAGAAGTGGGATGATGGGTACGATGAAAAGAGCGATTCTGCTATTAGGATTATCAAAGATTACGATTTGGTTGAACTCTCATTGGTTGATAGTCCAGCAAATCAGTTTGCCAATATACTATCTGTTGAAAAGGTAGATGGTGTAGATACCATTACAGGCGAGGGTACCAAAGCAGTCCTAGAAAATGTATTCTGGGACAAAGAGTCTGGATTAGTAACAATCACAGAAGAAGACTCAGCATTAAGTCCAATAAATGGAAACATAATGCAAAACATAGGTTTTGTTGAGAAGTCAGATACTGATAAACTTGACATGGTAAAGTTCTTAGTAGATAGTGCTAAAGGCATTAATACTTCTAAGACTATTAAAAAGGAGAATGATAACATGACCGATGAAAACGTAAACGTTGAATCAGTAGATGTCGCTCCAGAGG